GTTTCCATTATCAGATTGTACTTTATTGATTGCGAGGTTTATAATCTTGTTTTCCTGAAAAGCAACCATTTTTCTATTTTCAAAATTATCCCGATACTTTGCAGTTTCACCCTCTAAAGTATTCGGGGAATGATATTCTAAATCTCTGATATATTTTTCAATGTCTGAAAATCTATAAATATTGCAATCAAGTGAAAAAGGATAGCCATAATCGCCGCCTGAAATTTCTTTCCAATTCCAAATTATTTTATCATCAATTTTATCAAATTTAGGCAAATTAGGATAAACTCTATTTTCTGTATAGCAATAATCCATTCTATTATTTAATCTTAAAGAATAAGTAAACGAATTTATTTGCCTTATCCATTGAAAGTCATTAAAGATAAATTCATTGATAAATACATCATCATCAACTCCGAACATTATGTATTCAATTTTTGGATCGATAATTTCAATTAAATCATTTTTAAAATCAGATTCTTTTATCATTGTAATGCTAGGATGCAAATATTGAATTTCTTCATATCCTTGCTGAAAAAATTCATTGTCAGCTTTGTATAAAACAACAACTTTATTCAATAGCCATTCGGCATAAAGTTTTATTGAACGTAGGAAAAAATCAAGCTGACAACTACGATTTTTTGAAAATATAATAAATTGAATCATTCTATGATGTCTTCTAATAATTCTTTAATTTCATTTGAATTTATATCTCCATGAATTATATCAAATAAAACATTAAATAAGACAGGAGCATAAGATATTAACCTTGCATTAAATTCATTCGAATTATCAAGTGGAATTATAGCAATTTGCCCTTGTTCATTGCCTACACTTAACGCTTCAAATCTTATAGGCAATCCAACACTTTTTAATTTTTCAGCATCTTCTCCATCTAAATTATAAAATGCTTTATTTGGAGCAACACTCCAATTTTCAATCATTTTTTCCATAAAATCTCCTTTTATTTCAAAACTCTATCGTAATCGCACTCTTTATTCTGGATATAGCTCATCCCTTTTCGCTGGAAAGCTATCCTAGGCATTATACAATATGATTGGAAATGAGCTTGAATTTGTGTGAGTAAAATATCGTAAGCAAGACCGAGTTTTTCATTCATATTTAAAATATAATCATACGCTTGCCGGCTTACGCAATAACAATGCGTGGAAAATCCGTATTCTACTTGAACAACAAAATCATTTACAACCCTGTTATTTCTACCATTAAAATTACAGCCGAGATAAAATAGATCGAATGGTACTTCTTTTATAAATCCTTTAACATCTTCTTTTTCAAGAAACTCAATTGTCTTTTCAGAAAATTCCACATCGTCCTCAAGGATTAACACTCGCTCAATATTCTTTTCTTTGCATTCCCGAATGATTGCTTGATGTGATAACATACACCCGATTTCACGATCTCGCATTGTTTCACCGTTATTTACTTTAATTCCTTCAAAACGATGAAAATCATTGATCCCGACTTTTTTTAATTCTTGCAAAACTTGAGCCCAGCGGGTCTCATGCTCCTGCATATTTATTATGTAGACGCGCGTAAATATTTCAAAAATGCCATTTGATGCCATGTACTACCCTTTACTCGTTCCATTTATTTTATAAGCCGAATTACCTTCGCCGATATGTTCACAAATATTCCGCGGGAAATAAGCAACCTTGCAACCGGCTTTGTTCAGCTTTGTTGAATGTATAAACTCAAATGATCCCCAGCCTTGAGCTGATTGTATTTTCCCTGCCATTTGTTTAATCTCGTTAAACTTCCAAATTGATGGATTAAGATTCCATCCAGGCCATGCAGGCCGTGAAAGTCCATCTTTTACCCACGGGCCTGGAAATAAATATTTAATGTATCTGAAATCATTAAGAATAATCTCTCTTTGCTCGGGATACATTATATCTCCGATTCTAAAAAGAAATTGTTTAATTTCCCGATCACTTTCAAGCACCTGTAAAGCCTGTCTTATCCAATGTCCTTTTACTCGAAACTCCCAGTCATCTTCACACATAAAGGCGTACTGTTGACTTCCAATTAAATCAAACATTATATCAAGAGATTCCAAATGTCCTGGAATCCCTTTTTTAATAACCATTACAAATGGCTTTTCTAAAATGCTTAATAAATCATAAATCGGCTGTATATCTTTTGATCCATCTTCAATTAAAATTACTTTATCAATTAAATCTAAATCAAGACAGCATTCTTTTAAGCTTTCAATAGTACGCTTGAGAAGTAAATATCTTTGACACGAAATAATGTTCAATAACATTTTTACCTCAAATTAAGCATGGACGATGTACACAGCGGCACTGAAAGTCAACACCCGCCGGCTTTTCAACTGCGCCAAGATTAGCTCTACTTTTCCATTGGTTGTTTTTTGCTTCATCAAGCGTATCCGCATAAACTGTAGAGTCTGACAACTTAATGTATTTTCCATTCAAAACTTTGTGAGTATCTCTCACGCTTGCATCATGCGAAGTTTGCCATTGGGCGACCTTTATTCCAGAATCTTCATAACGAGAATCCCGAACGGTCGACATAAACAGGCTTCCTTCTTGTCTGGAAAGAAATTTTGCCTTACTTTCAGACACGTCCATTTCATTCACAATCTGCTGTTGAAGTTGCTTCTTATTATATCCCTCCAAAGCATTCTTTGTTACCATATCCCTTAGCCGTTGTATTTGTTCAACATTCCAATTCTTTATGTTTAAGTTTTGATTTTCATTATACTGTTTGATTATATTTTCTTTCATTTGAGCTGTAAAATCAGGGACTACGCCGAGATTAACAAGAACGGTTTTTATTTCACCTTCAATCTTATCAAATGCCTGACCGGCCATTATAGTAAAATCAATCGGTTTAATTTCTATACCATCAAGATGTGATTGAATGTTTGCATGAAGTTGTTTAATCTTTGATTGTATTCGAATTGCTTCAGCCTTTATTTCAGGCGGCGGATTACCCTTCCATGATTTTGACCGAGCATCAAACTTGCAATAAGCGGAAAGTTCTTTGCTTATTTTAATATTAAACTTACCTTTAAACTCGCCGTCAGCATAAGTAATCTGGCCGGAGCGCAATGCTGAAATTATAACATTATTTGCATTGTATAACTTGTTGTCTAATAATTCTAAAATTGGTTTGAAATAAAGCTGATAAAAGTAATCATTGATAATTTTAAAAATATCGAGCCAATGTTCATTTTTTAAAATCATAGTTAGTTTTATTATTTTCTACTTATTGTGTCAAATACTTTTTTCATAATATTTATTATCTTTTGCCAAATGATCTATTGTGATCTTGCAAGCTAACAATTCAGCAAATGGATTGCCTTCTTGAATATGTTCTTTTTCTTCTTCAATTCCTTTTTTCAATTCATCCTCTGGAATTTCAATATTACTTTTAGAACCGCCTTTAAGAAAACATTCAATCAATTGAATTATCTTTGTCTGTAATCCCTGCGGAGTCATATTGTTGCTATCTGCAAATTCTTGTAGCAGTTCATCTGTAATGTTTTCAGTTTCAATAAAGAATTGAATTATCTTTGCTTCAATTGGTAATTCTTCAGTATCGTTCTTTTTTTCCTTATACATTGAATAAGCGATTGCGGCAGCCTGCTCTTGCGATTTTCCCTCTTTAATTAAAATTGGAATTGCTCTCGAAACATAATCTTGTTCAGATTCACCTTTTTGAACTGATGGCATAAAATAACTCCTTAATATGTATGATACATAATTGAAATAGTTGCTGTATTACTTGTCCCTGCTTGAGTTGCTATTTTCGCTTTAATTTGAGAATTTGCAGCAATTAAAGGCGAAATAAAAAGAACATGAGGCGAAGCTCCCACATTTGAAATTCTCGTAAATCGAACTCTTCCGATTTCTACTTCGGAACCATCTGGGCCAGAATATAAAACTAATTCAAAAACATCATTTGCGTTATAAGCTGAAATATTTATATGATGTATATCAAAAATACTTGGAATTGTATTTGCCGGTACGATAACGGCAAAAGCCCCTAACGTCCAAGCTCCAGCCGCTCCGGTTACTGTAATTCCATTTGCTAAAGTCGGATAAACCTTACTTGCTGAATGAGTATGTTTTCTTAAAATATTCTCATAAGCATAAAGACTATTCCCTGACTCGTCATCAGTCTTTTGGCCGATAACATCGACTATGTCCGTATTTCCTGCCGCATTTTTAGCCTTAACCGCAATATCTGCCGTTCCTAATGGGCCCGAAGGTATTGTGTCAGTTTTTGATTTAATTGAAGCAATGCTTGCATTATCCGGTGCAACATAGCTTGATGCTAAAAGCGGATTTGTAGGAATTGCCTCTAATAACGAAGCTAAAGCATCAAGCCTTGCTTTTACTGTTAAAGGATCATTCCCTAATTTTGCAATGACCGACTTTAAAGTATCAATCGAAGCATCGCCGACATTTGCCTGTAAACTATTCAAAGCAGCTATTATATCGGCCGTATTTGTGATTGCATTTAAAACAACTTTTATAGTATCCGGTGGGTTTATTGTTACGCTCATATTATTTTAAAACTCCCTTCAAATATTGTTCTTTTTTTTAAGCTCGGATCAGTCCAGCGTAATAACCAATTATAAGTTGAATTGCCTCTTATCAGGCCGCCGAGCTGATCGCAGAATAAATATATCTGGCCTAAAGCAAGATTAATATTTGTTACTGTTATTGGAATAGTAGTCTTTTCAAGATTATCAAGAAAAATATAACTTTCAAAAGAATAACCGGTGAGATCAAGCGGGGTTACTTCATCGGATTGAAAAAAATCAAATTCTTGATTTAGGGTGTCCTGTGAGCCTATTTCTATATTCATTCGAACCGGTTCTTGTCTATAAATTGCATCGCTCATATATCCATCCTTTTTTTAACGAATATATTCAAATCTCAAATTTTGTTTTATTTTTTTATTCTTTAAAGCCCTATCCATAGATCCGTTACTTATATTATAATAAATACAAGCTTCTTTAACACTATTAAAAATCTTATTCTCACTTTACATAAAGAAATGCATTCATATCCATTTTGATTAATCCAAGGTTTTATTATTTTACTTTTTAAAATATGATTTCTAGATTGTCTTGATAGGCTTTTAATTCTTCCTAAATTGCTTGCTTGATAAAAATTTTCATAATCTGGTATATCTTTCCAAATTTCCATTAAAAGCCTCTTTTTTCTCTTCTGAACATTATTTCAATTTGTAAAGCATGTTTATGAGCTGTATCATAATCCTCATTCAATTCTTTCATTCTAAAAAATTCATATATTTCATGAAGTATATTTGCTGCATAATCTGAATCATGAATATTATTATCAACCCAAATTTCATTAACAGGAATAAAATTATAACGTAAGCCATGCCCTGCTTCGCAAAAATCAGGCTCAAAAGTCAATTTAACAAAATCCCCATTTACTGAACATAACCGAAAGCCTAAGCATTCACCGAGTTCAAGTTTCTGCAATGATTTAAGAATGTTATTTTTTTCAAAGTTTTTAATGTTCTCAACTATCAATTCATGATCTATCATTTTTTAAAAATCCTATTTAATAAGCCCTTTGATTTATTTTTAACCACGCTTATTTTTGCTTTTTCTGGCTCTCCATTAGGTAATGGAGGCTTATCCGGCATTGCATCTTCATCTATTTCAATAGTAAATAATTCATCCTTTTTAGCTTGAGCTAAAACATTTTTCCAAGGAAGTCCATTTTGATAAAAAGCAAGCAATCTATTTGCCTTTGATGCCTTAACTTCCTCGTCTTCTTTGTCGCTGACAATTCTCAATGATGGCCATTTAATATCAAACTTCGGGATATACCCGAAAAGAACCTGAAAACCTATCTCATAACCTAGATGTATTGAGTCTTCAATATCCTGCCTGATTTCACTTTCGACCATTGCATTATAATTTTCAATATCATCCTCACCCGAATTAAACCCAGCAGCAGAAATACCGAATAATTTAGTTACCGGCATATTCCATGCTCCAGCAATGCCGATTCTATTCTCTTTTTTAATTTCTGCAAGGCCCGCAAAAGTAAGCGTCTTTTGTTCGTATCGATCCTGCTCATCCAGCAGTAAGGCACTTAAATAGTTTTTTATTTGATTAGCAGCTTGAACTCTTTGCTGAATTGCCGAAGTACCTCCGGTTGTAAGAAGTTTATTTGCAAGGCCTTTAATGTAATAAATATCAACTTTACTTTCATCCAGTATCTCATAAAGAACGTCATCGGTCTTTAAATAGTTATTCAAATCTCTGATTGCGCTTTCGCAAACCGAAAGCCCCCAGCCTCTCAATTGCCTACGAATATACGAAGGAGCCTCAACTCCCTTCATTACCATTACCCTGGATTCATGTACTTTCTCGGAATAAAGGTAATAGTATTCCTCATTACCAAAGCCCATGAATACATTTTCGACCTCATGGCCTATCATTTTGGTTGTTGAAAGTTGCCATCGATCAACTGCGTAGAATTCAATGTCCTCATCCAAATCCTCAATATTCAATTCTTCTTCAGGATTCTGGCCGGAGTTGATTACAATTCCGCCGCCGCCGTAAAGTCTTGCCCAGGTTTTAGCGTTTATAATTTGCTGAAAGAACTTTTTTTTTCTTAACCATTTTTCAACTTGCTTAATTTCTTCGTGATCGGCTTCATCAGTTACGATTTCCACGCCTTTTGACATTCCGTCGAGTACAGGTATCTGAATGGCCCTGCGAACAATACCACTGCCAGAATAAAGATAAGTTAAAACTGTACGATTAAGTGAAATTAACGAATAATTATTTTTTGCATCAATCGGGCCGTAGGTAGAAAGCTGACTCCCTGATAAGTAGTTTGCTGTTTGCATTGTTGCAGCAAGTTCAATTAGATTTGAATTATACAAGTTACGTTGATGTTTACCACGCTTATGCACTTTTAACTCCTTTAATCCCAGATAGAAGCCGAATCTCCGGAAAGTTCCTGTAAACTAAAAACAGCCGAATCGAGCCTATTCGGCGAAAAATCACTGTCGGATGTATACATACAATATTCATCTTCCAAAGCCAAAAAAGGAACTCGATGAAATACTTTGCCCTGTTCGTATAAAGCCGAGATCGGCTCAGCTCTTACAATCTTCCCACGAGAAGAAGTAATCAATTTTACATTCATTTGCTGATTACTATTTTTCAAAGTAGATTCTACCATATCGCCGCCGAAATTCTTCTCAGCGACAACTACGTCAGCTTTCCATTTCAAATAAGCCGAATTAACTTCATCCGCCCATTCATTTGGAGTACCATGTAAAGAATAATCATCAAGGATATAATACACATTATTTGACATCCCTGCAACAATTATTCCTATCTCATCACCGCCGACTGTACCAGACGGATCCACGCCGATTACAATCCTTTGCATATCCGGTAAATTATCGCTATATTTAAACCAGGCACGCTTCCAAAGACTACCAGCATCCTCGGAATATTCTCCAAGCAAGAATCTCTTTCTTTTTGCCATTGAAAGATTTTCAAGCGTTTTTAAGTATTCAGGCGAAATAAACTTATTATCGGCCGGATTCATGAGTAAATGAGCATAATTGTCATCCGGAACCGGTCTGCCGTCAGGAAATTTCCGCTCATGAAATATCTTATGTCCCCAATGATGTATCGAAGGCGGATTGTAATCCATATAAACACGCCCTTTAAGCTCGGGGCACGGATTTAATCGAGTAAGCAATATTTCATAAGAATCATAACTTACCTGGCTGGCTTCATTTATAAATATTGTACTATATTCATTGCCTAGTATTTTTTCAGTACGTTCCTTATCGTCCAGTCCGCCGACCCAAATAGTCGAACCATTAGGAAACTCATAAAACCAATCCGATTTATTAAGTATTACTCTTGTTTTTAGCTTTAAAATTTCAAATAGCTTCGGTATTGACTGATAACATATTGACTGCTTAACATGAGCAAATCTAAACCTGCATATCAAATGATCTGATTTTACCCTCAAAGCCCTGATAACTATTGCATAAAGTATAATAAAAGTCTTGCTGCTTCGGCCCCCACCTTCTAACAAAGTGGTTTGGTTCGAATTCATTAACCTTATTGCTTCAAGCTGCTTAGGATTTTTATCTATTTTAACTTTATAATTTAGCATCTTCAGGATTAATTTCTACTGGAATATTTTCAACTCCGATTTCTTGCCTGTCTTTCCAGTTACTATAATTATTCTTTAAATTAAATATTATACCCGCAACTTGAGTATTCCTAAATAATCCTTCCTCTGCGAAAGCCTCACATTTTCCCTTCGCTTTTTTTATCGAGTCAACAAATTGATCTCTTTCTGAATAATCAATTAGAGTTTGTCTTGATGTATCTAATGCCAAAGCAAGACCTGACATTGTATAAGGTCTTTTATCTTTATCGCATTTATCAAAATATTCTTGGATTTTTAAATCTAATTCTTCAGGTGTTTTAAACTTTAAAGGCCTACCGACTGGATTATCACTCATAAAGCTATATTACCACTTTTTTAAATAATTTCAACTTATTTATTTATTTTAAATAACAAAGCCAGTGCTAGCGCAAATCTTTGCTTTAAAGGCAAAGTAATTATCTTTTCAAGCATAGCCTTATACATTACTGATTGCTGGGATTTGATTATCTTTTTAAGTTTCTTTTGTGCTGATTTATTCATTTATGCCCTCATTAATTTAATATCTCTTATCCGGTCAAGTTTCTTCTTGATTTCCTTGCCGAAGTCAATCCACATTCTCTCTTTGCCCCTAATCTTACTTTTATAACTTAAATTCTTTAATGTCAATCTTTCCTGTGAATTTATATGCCAGGAACCGACACGCAGTTCTAGGTATTCACCTTTTATTCGGATTAATAGATTGCAGAAATTACATTGCTTTATAGATTCTTTTGGCATTAAAAAATAAAATGTCCTTAAAGGGCGTCTACAAAGTGGACAATATTTAGGCATATACTTTCCTTGATTTATTATTTAAAATTCTTCTCTTTTTGTACCATGACTATTAAAGAAGCTTTTTATTTGGCCT